TGTCACCCCCAGCCCGGCCAGCTCATCCCTGATTTCATTTATCCTGGTTTCCAGCGCACCCAGGCAGATCGAGGAAATTATGTCCTGTACCATTTCTGGCGGGGTGTAATGTTCGCCGCGCAATGCCACGCCCACCACCTGGCCAGTGTTGCTGCACCAGGTGAAAAGCCCCGTCATTCTCTGGTGAGCCAGCATTTCGCTGTTCAGCTGCTTCACTTTTTCTAGATTTTCGATATTCATTGTCGCATCCAAAAGCCGCCCCGGGATGGCGCGGCCTGCGCTATTGGTTGATCGCTAGAAGAAGAACATCAGCGCGCCTTCGGGCTTGGCCCGTAGTAGCTGCCGCGCACGGTCTTCAGCCCGGTTGCCTCGCGCACCTCGTCGATCACCAGATTGAAGGCGTCCTCTTCCGTCTGCTCCGTGTCGTACAGAGCAAAGTGAAACTTGATGCCTTCTTCGGTGAATCGATAGCGGAGCCGTGAGCGCACCTTGAATGTGGTGTGGTTCTTGAAGATGCGGAGACTCAGCTCCACCTCCGCAGGAAACTCCACTTTCTTCGGGCCGCCGGACACCTCGCTGTTGTTCTCGATCAGAAGCGTAGTGACACCCTTCTGGGTGGTGCCGGAGTTGTTGATCTTGCCGCGGATGTTGACCTTCAGGTCCTGCGCCATCGTCAGCAGCTCGGCGCCGGTGACGGGTCCGACGAAGTATTCGAGGTTGTCCTCGATAAACTCAGCCAGCTCCAGCGGCTCCATGCGCTTGCCGTCCTGGGCCTTGAACCTGTTCCATTCAGGAGAGAGCCTTACCGGGTACGATGCAGTGTGATCCGCCCAGGCTGGCTTCCCCTTGGCCGGGGCATCGAACATGATGAAGAACGTGCGCTTCTCGTCATCGACGAAGATCCGTGAACCCTCCTCCTGGAACTCCTCGGCGTAGTCGGCAAAGCCGGTGATGTCGAGGAACTGCGGTTGCGCAATGATCCGCCGCGGGGCCTCCATGAATTTCTCCATGGATTCGAGCGTGCAATCCTGCGGCACCAGGATGTGGGGGACGCCCTCGACCTCAATCGTCGCAGGCTCGTTCGCCTGTCCTGCTGCATAGGCGTCGCTGAACTCACTCATGATGCTTCTCCCTTGTTGAACGGTGTGATTGAGCTGCGCCTGGGGTCAGACGGTGTCAGCTCCAGCTTCTGTTGGTCCTGGAACTGATCGGTCAGCCCGTGGGTGCGGGTAGCGAACATCGCCTTGGATGATCGCGGCTCGCGCGGGTGCTTGGCGATGACGTCATGCTTGATGTCAACCGCCTGGTCCATATTCTTGATCCGGGACAGGTTGATTTTCAGCGTGATGTCGGACTTCCCGCCGTTGTCGAAAATGGCCTGGACGCCAGCCATCAGCTCACGGTCCAGCTCATCAATGACGGCGCCGCCATTGATGCCTCTCAGCATCGCAATGAATCCGTCGTCTCCCACCTTTATTTCCATGGCTATCTCCTTACACCTTGTTGGCCCACGGTGCCGCCTTGAGGGCTCGCCGCGGGTAGTTTGACCTGGCGTGCTTGATACCGCGCTGCTTCGCCATGTCGAATACCTCTCCCAGCCACGTCATCAAGACCACGGCTCGTCGAAGTTTGCTGATTGGTCGGTACTTATCCAGGGCCTGAACCATCGTCTGCAGGGTGCAGCCGGACAGGCGCTCTCTGCCGAGCGGCTGGTTAGAGCCCCGAAGATTGTAGGCCTCCCTCATAAATTCAACGTGAATGATCTGCAGGCGCTTTGGCTGAGAGCGAACGTATTCGCGCATCAGCCACCCGACAGTCCGGTCTTTCTCCTGGACTGCGGCATCAACAAAAGCCGAGGCCGCATCAGGGTCAAGTGAGCCAGGCGCGACAGGCACTTTCCGGAAGCGACCATCGGCCTGCTTTACCCTCCGGACGTATTGCCCGTCGATCAGGTAAATCCCGGGCGGCATCAGCTCCATGCCTCTCTTGCGTGGCCGCGGCATATCAGTGAACCTCCGTTCCTTCGACCTGGCCGGCCGCACGGGTAACGGTCCCGCACCGCTGAACAAAGCAGGCGATCATTATTGGCGACTCATCTTCGGAGTGCGTGCCCTTGATGACTATCGGCGAACCCAGCCTGTTCGACGTAGCATGAGCCACCCCAGCGAAAAGGCTGGTGATCCTGTTGATGTCGCCGCATCCGGCCAGAAGAATAGACATGGACCTTTCCACGGCCTCACAAAGTCTCTCGGCCTGGTCTTCCGTCAAGTTGATGTTCCCGTACTGTCCTGCGTCTTCGCTCATGATCGTCTCCATATTAATGTTGGTGCCGGTCTTTCCCGGCCGTCAGCCGCTCACCTGGAGCGCGGTCTGATAGGGGGCCGGCTGTCCGACCCTACTGCCGTGGCAGCTGCTTCCCCCTCGTTCCGCGCTCCCTCCTACAAAAGTCCCCTTACGTGTAGTCTCAGGGCCAGGAATTGGAGTTGGCGCGGTTGCCGGTGTTTTTCATGCTGGCCCACCGCCGGCTGGGGCCGTTGATCGTCAGAACGGAATGTCGTCATCGAAGTCGTCAGCGAACGCCTGGCCGTTCGGGTCCACCGGCTGGTGCTGTGGCGGGCCATTCTGCGATCCGTTCTGTCCGGCTGGCGCCTGGTGCTGCGCCGGCGGCTGGCTCTGTGGCTGCTGGTAGTGCTGCGCCGGGGGTTGACCTTGCGCTGGAGCACGGCTCTGCTGCTGTGGCGCCTGCTGCTGGCCGTACGCAGGCTGCTGTGCCGGCTGGCTGTAACCTTGTTGCTGGCCCTGCGCCCCTGGCGGAGACCCCAGCATGGTCATCGTAGTGCACTTGATGTCGGTCGAGTATTTCTCGACGCCGTTGTTGTCGGTCCATTTCCGGGTGTGCAGGCTGCCCTCGATGTAGACCTTAGATCCTTTGCGCAGGTACTCCCCGGCCACCTCGGCAAGCCGGTTGAACAGCGACACCCGGTGCCACTCGGTGCGCTCCTGCGGCTGGCCGGTCTGCTTGTCGTTCCACTTCTCGCTGGTGGCGACAGATATGTTTGCCACGGAGCTGCCGCCGGGCAGGTGTCGAACCTCAGGGTCCGCCCCAAGATTCCCGATGATCATGACCTTGTTCAATGAACCGGACATATTATGCGCTCCTCACTTCAATGTGTTTCAGGGTGGTTATCTCAGCATCGTTGTACAGCCTGTTGCGCGTGTACTCGATGATTTCCTCGTCCGTCATGTCATCTGGTCGCACCGTCTCCAGGGTGCAAACGATGTGGATTTTGCCGCTGGTTACCCCAAGGCGCTCAAAGCTGCCTTTGATGTACTCGTCGACCGACGACTGATCAACCTTAGGCATAGCATCATCGTCAAAAGCATAATGATATTGCTGGGCCTGCTCTTCGTCGGTTACGGCCATCCCGTGGGGCGGCTCCGTGGGCTCCTGGCTCCCAGGCTTAAACTCCTCCACGGCCTTGCCGTATCCAGCCGCCTGATCGACCTCTGCTTTCGGTGCCTTTTCGGCTTCAAGCTGCTCAGCCTCCTTGGCCCTGTGTTCCTCCTCTCGCTGCTCAGCAAGGCGTTCTTTTTCACGCGCCTGCTCTTGCTCCCGCTCGCGTTTCTCGTCGCCCTGTCTCTGCCGGGCAACCTCCTTCTCGATCAGCTGGGTCAGCAGGCGATCGTATTCGGCGTCGCTCTTCACGTCGATGAAGCCTGACAGGTAGACGGGCGTCAATGGAACCCTGAGCCCGGCGCGGTGGCAGGCCACCTCGAGATTCGCCTCACGGAGATCACAGCGAGACTGCGCAGCCTGGCACTCTGACACCTCGGCGGTGACAGCCTTCCTGCCTACAGACGACAGAGCGCCCTTCGGCGTCAGGTGAGTGAGCAGCGCTGTAACCGATGCGTTCCGAAACTCATTGCGGATCTCCAGCTCTCTATACTGCGCCTGTATCTCGGCGTCGATCAGCGCCTGGGCTTTGACCAGGGTCTCGGCCTCGAACTTCTTGGCCTGCTCGGAGATCCGCTGGCGGGCGGTCTCACAGATCTCTTCCAGCTCGCGAAACTTCTGGTCGAAGGCCTTCACTGGCTCGGACGCCGTGGCGATTTCCTCCTTGCGGCGGGCAGCCAGCTTACCCTTCAGCTTGTTCAGGTCAGCCATCGACTTCTTGGCGTCCTTCACCGTGTCCTCGGTGACCACGATGTCATAGCGCTCCATCTCTTCGTTGATGCGAGCCTTGAGCGCCTCGTAGTTGGTGTCGATGACCGCCGGCGTGGACGTGACGGTGATTTCCAGATCAGTGCTCATAGCGCCACCTTCTTGCTGTCGAAAACGAGAGCCCCCGGAGTTGGGAGCCTCAGTTGCTTGACGTAGCGCTGGACCAGCGCGTCAAACTCCTCAAGGTCTGCCCACATATCGCGGATATACGACTCATTCCTCTCCACCTGAAAGACGGTAAGGTCTTTGCCGGCATCTGCGAGGTCAGGGCAGTACAGGCAAAAATGCCACCAATAAGCGCCAGAGATCGCCATACACCCGTACACCTGGTCCAGGTAGTCGTCGATGTTGCCCTCAATCAAGATCTGGGTGACCTTTTTTGAACTGACGAAACACTTGTACTCAGCTCCACCGCCTGGCTGGATCTCACCGTCAGCAGACGCGCCGAATCGCTCACAGTCAGTTGCAATAAACCCGGTTTGCTCAATAAAAAACCCAGCCTTTTTCTCGTGGAGTGCTCGAGCTTCCGGCTCAAGGGCATGACCTCGCCTCATGGCGTGAGTCTCAAAATCCTCATTCTGAAGCACGCGTCCGGTGATTCTTTCCATGGCCAGCCCGCGAGCGTAGTCGTCAGCCGCTGCCGTAAATCCGCCTTTATTGGGGCCGCTCTTGAGGCGCTTGCGAGCCTCAGAAAACATGCTGGCTGTGATCTTTCCAGCGCGCGCGTTGTGCCACTCTGGGCTGCCTTGGTCTACTCGATAAGTGATCATAATTGCACCGTCCTCTGTTGCTTCTGTTGTGGCGCCAGGCGTTCTGCCCGGTGCCGGAGACTTTTCATTGCACCCTCAAACCGGTCAGGGTCCAGCTCTTCAATCGTGCTGATGCCGGCGCGCTGGCAGAAGGCCTGTTCGTCCATGCCGGCGGCGCCAAGCATTCCCCGAATGGCAGACGACTGGTCTGGCGTGATTCCGTGCACCGCGGGAGCCGGCTCACCGGAAGAGGTATCGATACCCTCGTGCTGGTTGAGCACATCAATGGCGCGGCTCAGTCGATCCGAGTAGGGCCAGTAGGCGCTTGATCGCTTGAGGATGGTCTTTAGGATCATGGGGCGCGGCCATGCTACCCAGGGGGGGCTGTCGCCGCCGGCCCTGCTCAGGGCGCGCGTCTTGTTGATGTCACCCAGGCTCATGTAGTCGCAAAGGAAGTGGCCGCCAGGAAGGAGGGCCTCGCAGTATCCACCGACAAGCCCCGCGAAGACGTCATCAGGCCGACCAAACGGATTGAACTTGTGGGTGGGCGACTTGAAAGATCCAGACCACTCAAACTGCTCGCCCTCATAAACCAGCTCAGGCTTTGCGCCAACGATGCTGCCGCTAGATGTGGCCAGGTAGATCAGCCCGCGGTAGGATACGTCGAGCTGAATTGCTTTCTGCCTGACAACGATGTAGCCCAGCTTCGCGTGCGGGCTGAGGGTGATTCCGATCGAGAACGCATTCAGGAAAGCTTTCTGAAGGCTAAATGGCTGCGCTATTGCGACGTCGATTTTCTTCTCGTCGGAAATTACAGACTGGTAAGCAAACTCCAGCTCAGACTCGAAGCTCATGTTGAATGGGTTCGCCGCCTTGGCGTGTGACTCAACGGCGAGAATAAGGTTGCGGACTTCTTGGGACACTGTGGAACCCTCCTGCACTGGTTAACTTGATCGCACAACCACAGTGTATGACGAGAGTTTTGCTGCTGTCAAGAAAAATGCATTATGTTTTTTTAATTAAATAGCTGGGCGCCTTTACCGGTGCGGTTGAAAGACCACACATCTCCGGAAAAACCATTGCAAGCCTGCGTTTACCGGTATATATTCGGATGGCAATCACCTTGGAGGGCGATTAGATGAAATGGTTTAAGCACGATTCCCGCGCACATCAAGACCCGAAGCTGGTCTATCTCAGAATCGAATACGGAATGGAGGGCTACGGCCTGTACTGGTATCTGCTCGAGCACGTTGCTGCTGGCGTTGGCGAGCCTGATTTTGACTTTATCCTGGATCCAGACCCGAGGGTCATAGCCTACGAAACCCGCATCGATGAGGCGAGGGTGATGGCGATCTTGGACTACATGGTAGAGTTGGGCCTCTTCTCCAGGGAAGGCGGCGTCGTCTCATGTCCGAAGATGCTCGACCGTATGGACAGCAGTATGATCTCCAACCCACAGCTCAGGAAGCGGATCAAGGAAGCCAAGTCAAAAGCCGAGGCTCAAAAAAAAAGACCGGAGGCAAAAACAGTGACGCGCCCTGATGGCGTCATGATGGAATCAGATGGCGCCAGTCGGACGACTGATGCTCGCCTGCTAGATAAGATAAGATATATATCCCGGCCACAGGGTTCTATACCTACTGAGATATCTAATATATATACAGAGGGTGGCCAAAAAGAGCACAAAAATGGATGTCAGCCTGGTGACGTCATCACTGATCCTGACGACATCAGCGCCTATCAGGACTTCATGGATTCCCTGGCCGGGCAGGGTGGTGTTCAATGATTGCCCTGTATCCGGATCAGATCCACAGCCTCAACGGCGTCGTCGCCGCGATGCGCGCCAACTACCGAAAGATCATGCTGCGCCTGCCCACCGGCGGCGGGAAGACTGTGATCGCAGCCAGGATCGCCAGAGGAGCCCGCGAGAAGGGTAAGCGCGTGTGCTTTGCCGTCGACTCAATCACCCTGGTGGACCAGACCGTCGACCGGTTTCGCGAGTTTGGGGTGACTGAGATTGGCGTCATCCAGGCTGATCACCCGCTGACCGATCGCGACCAGCCTGTTCAGGTAGCGAGCATCCAGTCGCTGGCGCGCCGCAAGATGAGCCAGTACCACTTCGATATCGTGATCATCGACGAGGCGCACTGCGTCTACGAGTCCGTGGTTAAGTGGATGGACGACTGGAATGCAGTCACGTTCCTCGGCCTCAGCGCCACGCCTTGGACCAAGGGTCTTGGCAAGCACTGGGACGTCCTGGTCGAGGGCTCGACTGTTGCCGAGATGATCGAGTCCGGTCGCCTATGCAAGTACCGGATGTTCGCGCCGTCACACCCGGACCTCAAGGGCGTGAAAGTTAGCAAGGGCGACTACGACGTCAACCAGCTGTCCGATCGAATGACCAAGGGCGCGCTGGTTGCAGACATGACGAAGCACTGGCGGGAGCACGCCCTGGGGTTGCCGACCCTGGCGTTCTGCGTCGACCGCGTGCACGCGCAGTATGTCCAGCAGCAGTTCCTGTCCGAGGGTGTGCCCTGCGGCTACATCGATGCCTATACGCCGCGGGATGAGCGCGAGGAGATCGGCAGGGCGCTTGCTTGTGGTGAGCTGTCGGTAGTATCCAGCGTTGGCTGCCTGACCAAAGGCGTCGACTGGGATGTGCGCTGCATCCTGCTGGCCAGGCCGACCAAGTCAGACATGCTGTACATGCAGATTATCGGGCGCGGCCTTCGGATAGCGAAGGGCAAGGAATACTGCCTGATCCTGGATCATAGCGACACAGCCCTGAGGTTGGGTCTGCCGGAGGATGTCGAGGCAAAGTACGACAGGCTCGACGATGGCACGCCGAAGAAATCCGCGCGCAACGAGGACGAGGAGCCGCTGCCGAAGAAGTGCGGATCATGTGGGTTCGTTAAGCCGCCCAAGGTGCACGCATGCCCATCGTGTGGTTTCGCCCCAACCAAGCAGCACGAGGTCGACGAGGTGCAGGCTGATCTCAAAGAGATCAAGCGCAAGAAGCACGAGATGACACCCGAGCAGCGCGGTCGATTTTATGCGGAGCTGAAGGGGTACGCCGAAGAGCGGGGCTTCAAGCCTGGCTGGGCCGCCAACCAGTATCGAGAGCGGTTCGACATATGGCCCAACAAGTACCGAGACGTGGTCCCTGTGGCGCCGTCACCAGAGACGAGGAGCTGGTGCAAGTCGCGCATTATCCGGTACGCTCATCGACGGAGGGCGACCGCATGAGAGACAAAACGAGAAGTCTCGCCGAGGGCAAGTGGCACCACATCCTGCCGATGTTCGGCGTTGACCCCGAGCATTTACGCAACAAGCCAGGACCATGCCCGATATGCGGCGGCAAGGACCGCTTCCGCTACGACGACAAAGGGCTCGGCCTATGGTTTTGCCAGCAGTGCCGTGCCGGCGACGGGTTCAGTATGGTGATGGCGCTGACCGGGATGGACTTTGCCGAGGCTGCATTCGAGATCGAGAAAGCGCTGGGCAAGGAGCCGGTGGAGCGCAAAGACCAGCCAGACAAAAAAGACCCGATGATACGCCTGAAGAAGGTCTCGGCCATGATTGAGCCGGCGCAAGGCAGGGCCACCGAGCACTACCTGCGCGCCAGGTTTCTTGAGCCGGCACCGGCAACCAGGCACGTCCCGTCGCTCGAGTATTACGACGACGGAAAGATGGTCGTAAAGACGCCGGCGATGGTTCATTCAGTGCGCGCCCCTGACGGCAGCCCTGCCACACTGCATGTGACTTACCTGGATGGCGCAGGAAAGGCGCTGGTCAACTCCCCGAAGAAGATGCTGCCGCCGTGCAAGGACTGGAAGGGCGGTGCGATACGGCTTTACCCCGTGGCCGGGGATGTCATTGGCATAGCTGAGGGAATTGAGACCGCCATGGCATGTCATCAGTTTTCCGGCTTGCCGGTCTGGGCCGCGGTGACCGCCGACAACCTGGCTGAGTTTGTGCCGCCGGATGGCATCAGGGAGGTAATTATATTCGGCGACAACGACGAGAGCCTGACGGGGCATGCGGTTTCGTACGCGCTTGCCAGAAAGCTCAAGGCAAAAAAATACGAGGTGTCAGTGGCGATACCGGAAGAGATAGGTGACTGGGCCGATAGGTGGGAGGCAAATCATGCAAGTTGATCCGTCGACAATTCCGGAGCACGAGCAGCGAATCCGGTTCTATGTCAAACACATTATGGATATGCGAACCCGGGAGGAGCGCCGTCGATATCTGGAGGGGAAAGTGCCCGACCTGTACCAGGATGTCGTGAAAAAGGCGGTTGAAGCAAACTTCATGATCAGGGCGGCGAAGAAGCGATGGGACGCCGCAAATGGATAATCGGCACCAGGAGTTTCTTGAGGACCTGGAAAACAGCCAAGCGTCTGTAAACTTTATGGCCGACTGGTTGAGGTCTCGCGGGCACGAGGTGACCGTGCCGACTACCAGGATGGCGCCCACCAGGGGTCAGTGGAAAGACTACGTCGACGGTGGCGATCTTTTCATTCACTGGGATCACGAAAGTCGTCTCGAGGTTCGGCACCTCGGCTATTATTTCGGGACAAGGGTCAGCTGGCCGCACACCCCGTACTTCATGGTTTGCGACAAGCGAGTGTTCGACGACTATGATCCGAAGCCGTTCGCCACAATATTCATTAACCCGCCGATGACCCACGCCGCAATGGTCGAGTCATCGACGTTTGATCACTGGTACGTCCAGTGGCGAAAAAACAAGAAGCGCGGAGACAACGAGCGGAAGCAGTATTACTTTGCGCCAATGCAGTACGTGAAATTTTTCAGCCTGGAGGGCACATGAGCGAAATCACACTGACCAAGATAGATCGCGCGCTATTCATTCTCGAGGATCAGGAGTCGGTCGAGGCGGTCGAGGGAGTGAGGCGGGGCGGCATCATCACCTGCAAGTTCACCAGAAACCGGCACCCGGTATATCACCGGAAGTTCTTCGCGCTGCTCAACATCGGATACGAGGCCTGGGAGCCGGATCCAGTGGACCTTCCTGAGGGTGTGTCGGCGTGCGTGAAGCGCTTCGAGGCTTTCCGGAAAGGCGTCATCATTGCGGCGGGGCACTACGAAGCATCGTACGTGCTTCGCCCAGACGGCAGCACCGCGGTCGAGCTGACAGCGAAAAGCATATCCTTTGGGTCCATGGGCCAGTCGGAGTTTGAGCGGGTGTACAGCGACGTAGCGAACGTCCTGCTGGAAAAGATCCTGACCAACTACACGCGAGATGACCTGGATGAGGTCGTCGACAGAATACTGGGGATGGTATGAGAGATTTTCCTGATGGGGCAATAATCCTGCACGGGCTGGAGGGTGCATTCAGGCGACTCGGCGAGGGTGATGTCAGCTATTACGGGTATGACGATTGCATTCGAGAGCTGATCAGCCAGGGCATGAGTTTCGATGAGGCCATAGAGCACTTCGAGTTTAACGTGCTTGGCGGCAGGAGCATGTATCCGAAAGTGTTTTTCGAGGGGTGGGATGATGTCGAAGAAGATGAGGGATAGCGCCCGCGGAAAGGACTGCCAGGTTCGCATCCCGGGGTACTGCAACTTCAATCCTGAAACGGTTGTTCTTTGTCACCTGCCTGGCGGCGGAATGGCGGCGAAGATGCATGACATCCATGCCGCGTACGGATGTTCTGGGTGTCACGCAGTGCTTGATGGGGCCACCAAAACGGAATACGATCGAACCGATATAAGGGCTTGGCACTACGAGGCCGTGGTTAGGACGCAGCTGATCATGATCAGGGAGGGGTTGATCAAGTTCTGATGGAATCCGTCGAGCAAAAAGAGTTCGTCAAATGGATGATGCGCGCGCACCCGCAGCTGGCGCGCTCCCTTCGTGTGTCTATGTCCGGCATGTCCTGGCGCGGCCGAATGGGGGCAATCAACTGGAACGTCATGAAGTCCCAGGGCGTCCAGCCGGGTGAATCGGACATCATGATAGCCCTTCCGGTTCACCCGTATGGAGCGCTGGTCATCGAGCACAAAGGCGAAAAGAAAGGCCGCCAGGTAACCGAAGACCAGCAGGAGTACCTTGACTACCACAACGCGATCGGCAATCTTGCCATTTCAACCCGGGGCGTAGAGCAGCTTATTCGAGCAGTCGACTGCTACATCAATGGGGATTTTGGCGATGGCGTCTTCGGCAGACAGAGCTAAGCAGATAAAGGATCTGCTTGCGGACAACCCGGGACTCAATTCCCGGGCTGTTGCCAGGGAGCTGGGGGTGAGCCCGGCCACGGTCAGCCTGGTTCTACGAGGGCTCAAAGATACCGACCAGATTGAGCAGCGAAGAGCAGGCCGCGGCATGGGCCTGCACCTTACGTCCAGCGCAACAAAGCGCAGGCTTATCACGCAGAAATGGGGGAAGTAGTGTCAGCAAACAGATCCAGCCTGGTGTACGCCGCCATGGCCAAAACCAGGCCTGAAAAGAAGCAGTCGCAGCGGGAGGCAATAAACGGGCAGGTCGAGCAGTTCCTGCGAGATGGCGGGGTTATACAGACACTCCCATCACCCGGCGATCCGCGGCCCCTGGCCGGGCATTACTCCGATGATTCGCCCCATTAAACCAACCTGTAGCCGTGAGATAATTCGGGCTTCCAGGACAAGCCAAGGAGTTGATGATGGTTGAATACCTCAACAAAGCGATAGACCTTCTTCGGCAGCACGAGGGCATAAGCCTGAAACCGTACCGAGACACCGAGGGCATCCTGACGATCGGGTACGGGAGGAACCTCGAGCACGTCGGCATCAGCGGCGCCGAGGCAGAGTCAATGCTGTACAGCGACGCCCACGACGCCATGCAGGACCTCCATAGGTTTCCTTGGTGGCCAGACCTAAGCGTAGATGCAGCTGCAGCGCTGATCGACATGCGATTTAATCTGGGTCCTGGTGGCTTTCGGAAGTTCAAGCAGATGCTTCACGCCCTGGGTGAGGGCGACATGGAGTCTGCCGCGAAAGAGATCTTGGACAGCAAGTACGCCACTCAAGTTGGCCAGCGGGCAAAAACGATTGCCGGGATGGTTTCAGGTGGCTGACGCCAAACCCATTATTCTCTGGGGCCGCTGAGCATGGCTTGGTCTCTTACAGATGACGTCTCTACGGTCCTTGCTTGGTGGGATGGGTCGGACGGCTCGACCATCACCACCGATGGCTCTGGTGGAATTGATCAGGTCGACGATAAGTCAGGCAACGAGCATCACCTCGACGACCCGGGTTCTAGCACCAGCAAGCTCACCGTTCAGGCCGCTGAAATCAACGGCCTAAACACTCTCAAAAACCAGACGTCGAATTGCGGCATATCCACGAGCAACACCCCAATTAATGCGCGCGCGATATTGGGCGTCTGGAAATGGTACAACGGGTCATCTTACGACCACCCTTTTACATCGGCCGGCTATTATCACGGACGAGTA